CGGGACGAGGTCTCCCTGAACCAGTACGCGGCCTCGATCCAGGCGATCTTCGGCCCGGAGCGGACCGGCGAGATCCTGGACGACTCCGGGTACGCGAACCGCCTCGCGGCCGCGAAGGGCTTCGACCCGACGGGCCTCGTCCGCACGCCCGAGGAGATGGCGCAGCGCGAGCAGCAGCGCGCGCAGCAGAAGGTCGTAGAGGCCGCCGCGCCGAACATCGCGAACCAGGCCGCGCGCTCAGTGGCGCCGCAGCAGTAACCCCAGAGCCCCGGGAGGGCCGAACGCATGTCTTCCTCCGTCCACGTCAACGTCCCGCCGGCCGCCGGCGCGAACTCCCCCGAGCAGCAGGCCGCGAACCGGGGCGGCGAGTCGCCCCAGGTCCCGGACAAGTTCAAGAACGCCGACGGCTCCGTCAACACGGACGCGCTCCTGAAGTCCTACACCGAGCTCGAGTCCCGCCAGGGCCAGCCCCAGAAGCCCGCGGATCAGCCCGGCGCCCCGCCCGCCCAGAAGCCGGAGGGCGGCCACAAGCTCACGCTCGACGCCCTGAAGCCGTACCACGACGCGTACATCGGCCAGAACGGCGTCCTCCTGCCCGCGCAGCGCGCGGAGCTCGAGTCGAAGTTCGGGATGGACGGCGCGACGATCGACGCGCACTTCAAGAGCCTCGACATCACGCGGTCGTACTACCACGACAAGATCCACGCGTCCGTCGGCGGGAAGGACGAGTACGACCGCATGAAGAAGTGGGCCGAGACCGCCCTCAGCCCGGAGGAGCAGGCCGCGTACAGCGCGGTCGCGCAGTCGGGCGACATCGACATGGCCCAGTTCTGGGCGAAGACCATGCACGCGCGCTACAAGCAGGAGGTCTCGCAGCCCGGGTACGAGGCGAACCGGCGCGCGCGCTCGACCGAGGCCGCGCTCCCGTTCGGGAGCCCGGCGGACATGCAGGCCGCGATGCGGGTCAAGGTCCCGTCCGCGGACGGGAAGCGCCAGCTCCTGAAGTACGACGTCGACCCGGAGTACCGCGAGCTCATCGCGCGCCGCGTGAACGCCTCGAACTTCGGCTAGGTCCGAGCACCATGAAGAACCTCCTCACCTTCCTCCTCTCGCTGACCGTCCTCGCCCTCCTCGCTACGTCGTGCGCGTCGCCCGTCGCCGCGCGCGCGTACACCGAGGGCACGGCCGTGGTCGGATTCGACGGGTCCCACTTCGCGGCCGGCGGCGACAGCTCCGGCCAGGCGTGGGTCTCGTACAAGACCCAGGACGAGTCCGTCCCGCCGCTCTACTTCGTCAGTTGGACGGAGGCGACCCTCGTCGTGGCGGACATCGACGCGGACTTCAAGCAGACCTTCAAGCCCGGCGAGCAGATGCCCGGCGAGGCGATCGCGATCGTCCACGAGGCCCTCAGCGTCGCGCAGGTCCAGATCCTCCGGGACATGGGCTACGACGTCTAGAACACTCCCGGGGCGGGAGACATCCGCCCCATCCTCAGTTCGCGAACAGCGAACAGCAGCGCAGTAGCGCCCCCACGAGGGGACGCGCGGCGGCTCGCCCGACCGAGCCCGGCCCGTCACGGCGGACAACCGGAGCTTCGGCGGGGGACGAGCGCCCCGTGGTGCGACTCTCTCTTCCTCTCTTGAAGGAGACCACCACCGATGGCCGACACCATCACCTCCCCGACCCTACTCGGCCAGGTCAACGCGACCGGCTCGACGCAGGCCGGGTTCCTGACGCTCTACGGCGGCGAAGTGCTCACGCAGATCGCCGAGAAGAACGTCTACATGAACCGCATCACGATGCGGCCGATGCCCCGCGGCGCCGACAAGGTCCGCTTCGAGGCGGTCGGCGACGGCTTCACCTCGCGCACCGAGGTCGGCAAGTCCGTCATCCTCGACGTGTCCGCGTCCGGCAACGACACGCCGTCCAAGGCCGGCGGCGGGACCTTCCTGTCGCAGAACAAGGTCGGCTACCGCGACGTCTACGTCGACGACCCGCTCCAGACGGCGAACTTCGTCGACAACTGGGACGAGTTCAAGGCCGTGTTCGAGGCGCGCTCGATCCTGCGGACCAAGCAGGCCGAGGCCCTCGCTCGCGACTTCGACAAGATGATCGCGCGCCTCATCATCAGCGGAGCGTGCGGCTCCGGCACGACCGGCTTCATCGACTGGTCCGCGTCGAACCTCCCGACGGAGTTCGTCACGGTCCCGACGGACTCCTCGCGCGGCACCCCCGGCGCGGCGATCGAGGACGACGACACCGCCGGCACGAACGCGGGCCTGATGAACTTCATCAACTCGCTCGCGGGCACCGACGGGTCGGCGCTCCTGGACGAGCTGCGGAAGATCAGCCAGCAGTTCGACGAGAACCGGGTCCCGGACGAGGGCCGCTACGTCAGCCTCAAGCCGGCGCAGTACAACCTCCTCGTCCAGAACCAGGACCTCCTGAACCGCGACTTCGGCGGCCAGAACGGGATCTACTCGGACGGCACGGTGTACCGCGCGTGGGGCATGGAGCTCGTCAAGACGCTCCACGTCCCGACCACGGACTCGAGCTCGGACGGCACGACCGGCGTGCAGGGCACGAACTACAACGTCGACGCCCAGAACACGGTCGCGCTCGCGTGGCACCGCGACGGCATCGGCGGCGTCGAGGCCGGCGTGTCCCCGGCGATGGACGACATGACGGCGGAGTACAACGGTACCCTGCTCGTCGTCCGCGCCGCGAAGGGCTTCGAGATCCGGCAGCCGCTCTACATCGCGCGGCTCGGGACCGCGTAGTCCCCGCAGACCCTCCCGCGCCCCCCTCCGGCCACCCGGGATCACCCGGCCCGGAGGGGGGCTTTTTTCACGCTTGCGGCTAAATTGGCCGCGATTGGCCCGAGACTGACACATGGCGATCGGACCGCTCCTCAAGCTGCAGGCGGTGAACGAGATCCTCGCGGACCTCGGGCAGTCCCCGGTCACCGCTCTCCAGGCTACGAGGGACGCGATCTCGGCCGAGGGCGCCCTGGACCGCGCGGTCCGGGAGCTCCTCGAGGGCGAGTGGTGGTTCAACTCGGACGACGAGGAGTACGTCGTACCGACCGCTCCGGGGTGGGTCCACCTCCCGGACGACATCGTCACGGCGGACGCGTGGGAGAAGCAGGTCCGCCTCGTCGAGCGCGGCGTCGGGCGGCGCCTGTGGGACGTCACGAACCGGTCGTTCGACCTCTCGCGGTACGGCGGCCCGTCGAACCTCCTCGCGTCGCCGTACGACTTCAGCGCGGCGGACTGGACCGCGTCGACCCTGACGGTCAACGCCGACTCCCAGGTGTCCCCCGAGGGGACCACGCTCGCGGACCGCCTCGTCGCCGCGTCCGGCGCGTCCCTGATCTACCAGGACGTCGCGGGCGCGGACCTCACGCAGGGCCAGGAGTACGACTTCGGGCTCTACGCGGCTCCGCTCTCGTCCTCCCCGACGGACAACGGGGACGCGTTCTCGATCCTCCTCGCGCACAACGGCGGGACGAACAACGGCCTCGTCACGGTCGACCTGACCGCGGGGGCCCTGACCCTCTCGAGCGGGCTCGCGTTCAAGGCGAGCGTCCAGCCGGTCGAGCACGGGCTCTACCTGGTCCGCGCTCGGATGGTGTACGACCCCGCGACCTACGGCGGGTCCGGGTTCCGGTACTCCATCTTCCCCGGGCAGACGGACACCGTCGCCGCGTGGGGCGCGTGGCTCAAGGCCGCGGACACGTCCCCGGTCCGGCTCGAGGTCGAGCGGTCGTTCTCCGCGAAGGACTCCGTCGAGGACACCGCGGGCCCGTTCTCGTCGATGCCGGCGGAGGCGCGGACGTACGCGGTCGCGAAGGCCGCGAGGTACGCGCAGTTCCAGGTCATCGGGGACACGTCATCGGACGACCGCCTCCGGGCGAACGAGCTCGCGGCGTACACGAGGCTCCTCCAGGCTGACGACGAGGTCAGCGACCCGAACGCGCTCCGCGACAACTGGGACACGGCGCGCGTCGTGAACCCGTTCAGGCTCGACCCGCTCACCGAACTATAAGGGACCCGGATCCCTTATCGACAGCTTATCGAATGGCCCTCACCAAGATCCCGGTCCCGTCGGTCGCCGGCGGGATGACCCAGCGCCCGCCGATCATGGCGGACCCGGGCCGGTGGGACGACCTCGAGGACATGGTCCCCCTGTTCGAGGTCGGGGTCGCGCAGCGCCCGTACACGCGCTGGCGCGCGCTCGTCTCCGAGGCCCCGTGGGCCGCGAGCCGGATGTTCCCGGTCGACCTCGGGGGCGAGGAGAAGTACCTCGCGGTCGTGAGCCAGGAGAAGGTCCAGGCGTTCAGCCGCGCCGGTATCGAGCTCCCGGTCAAGGAGGTCACGCGCGGCGCGGACGGCCTCATCACCGGCGGTTCGGACCCGGACTTCAGCTACCTCGACCTCCGGCGCGCAGAGAACCTCGTCGTCGCGGCGGACGACTTCGCGGTCGCGTCCCCAGGCTCAGGGTGGCAGGTCGACACGCTCCCTGGTGCGTCCGTCGGCGACACGACCGCGATCAACGCCGGGCCGGACCTACTGTTCCGCCTGACCTACGCGAGCGGCGCGAACGCCTACAGCGCGCTCCGCGTCACGGACACCGGCGCGGCGTCCTGGGCGCAGGAGTTCAACCACAACATCTACGTCGGCCTGACGAAGTTCGCGGTCCACGTCAACACGGACACGAACTCGTACTTCGACGCGGTATGCGACCGGGTCACGCTCTCGATCGGGAACCCGGACGGGACCCCGACGCGGCACCAGGTCACGTTCGACTGGAACGGGGACCCGACCGCCCTCCCGACGGTCGTGACGAACTCGGACAACCTCGCGTACACGATCGAGCGCGTCGAGGGCGGGACGTACGACTACCGCCTCGGGATCGTCCTCGACGGGCGCAAGGTCGCGACGCCGGCCGCGTTCACGCAGGTCTGCGAGGTCGCGATCATCCTGCAGCAGGGCGCCGCTTCTCCGGACCTCTCCGGGATCAACGCCGCGTGCGCCCTGTTCTCGGTCGGCGGGGAGCGCGACACCGTCCCGGCGTACCTCCACTCTCCGGAGGAGATCAAGGGCGTCACAGCGGTCGCGACGACCTTCCTCGCGAACCCCGCGATCCCGACCCGCATCGACGACACGGTCCAGGCGACCGGGTTCGCGGACGTCTACCCGAGCGCGACGTTCAGCAAGACGTCGGGCGGCGGGGCCGGGAGCGTGGACGAGTCCGTCGCGGACGCGGCGTACCTCTTCGTGAAGCAGTTCGCGTTCGAGACGGACTACGACGTCACGGTCAAGCTCAGGGACACGGAGTCCGCCGCGACGCGGACCCTCACGGCGACCTTCACGACCGGGACCGGGGTCTCGGGCGAGGACGCCGGATCGGTCGCGACGGACCTCGCGTCGGACCTGAACGCGCACGCGTCGAACGTAGACGCCGGGTCCGCCGGGACGTTCTACCAGGTCCTCGTCGCGGACGTGATCGGGCCGGTCGTCCGGCTCCGCACGAAGAACGACACCGCTCCGGACGACAACTGGGTCATCGACCAGGTCACCGTCTCGGACGGGATCGGGAACGCCGGCCTGTCGTTCGTCCACGAGGAGACCGGGTCCGTCGCGGAGCTCCCGACCGTCTTCACGCACGGCGCGCGGGTCTACCTCCGCGAGCCGGAGGACCTCGACCAGGGCGTCGAGCCCCTGTCCCAGGTCGTCCTGCGCTTCGTGACCGAGAACGGCGGGACGGAGTTCGGTTCCGGGCACTGGGAGGAGGGCGTCGACTACGACCTCTTCACGACCCTCGACGGCACGACGCTCCCGCACGCCCTGATCTACCGGACGGACAACGTCACCGGGTCGGTCACCGGGAAGGGCTACCAGCCGTTCTTCGAGTGGGCCCCGCTCGACGGGTCCGTCCCGGGGCTCTCGTGGCAGACGCGCCAGGTCGGGGACGACACCTCGAACCGGTTCCCGTCCTTCGTCACGCCGATCAACTCGGACGGGTCCCAGACCGAGGTCGCGGACCGCCGCGTCGACGCGGTGTGGTTCTACAAGGACCGACTCGTGATCGCGTCCGGGCCGGACCTCTCCATGAGCGAGGTCGGGAACTACGACAACTTCTTCCGCACGACGACGCAGTCCCTCCCGGACAGCGAGCGGATCGACATCTCCTCGAGCTCGATCTACTCCGCCCCGATCCACGACCTGACGGAGGTCTCCGGGAAGCTCTTCGCGAAGACGCGCCGCGCGATCCTGAGGATCGACGTCGACCAGGACGGGGTCCTGTCCCCGAAGACGGTCGGCCTCCCGGTCGTCTACGTCGGTGGGTCCGGCGCGCGGTCCGAGACCGACGCCGCCCTCGGGGGGCTCCTCTTCGTCGAGGCCGGCGGGTCGTACGACCGCGTCAAGCTCCTGTCCGAGTCCCAGGGCGGGGTCCTCGTGGACTTCGACCTGACGGACGAGGTCCCGCGCCTACTGCGGTCCGAGGTGACCGCGCTCGCGTGGTCCCCGCTCTACGAGGCCGCGTTCGCGATGTCGCGCGGGTACCCGACCGAGCTCTGGGTCGGGCGAGTTCGGCGCCAGGGGACCTCGGTCGCTCCGCCGGCGTGGTGTAGGTGGACCCTCTCGAACGACCTCGAGCACCTCGCGGTCCTCGGGGAGGACCTCTTCGTCCTCGCGAGGCGCGGGGACGGGATCCACCTCGAGTCCATGAGCCTCGACGTCGACCTCCGGGACGACGGCCAGGACTGGGCCCCGCGCCTGGACCGCCGGATCACGGAGCTCGACCTCGTGACCGCGCCGGCCCTCTCCGGCGGGGACACCGTGATCGCTCTCCCGTACGACGTCGAGTCCGGTCGCGGGCCCGCGCTCCGGGTCCTCTCGCGCGAGAGCGCGGACTACGGGACCGCCCTGACGGTCGTCTCGGTCGACACGACGACCCCCGGGTCGCACTCGGTCACCGTCGACGGGGACCACACCGCGGACCGGCTCCTGGTCGGGTTCGTCGAGGCCGCGGTCGCGCGCCCGATCTACCCGGTCCTCAAGCAGCGCATCGACGGCGGGTTCTACCCGATGTCGTCCGCGCGGTACGTCGTGAAGCGCGGCTACGTCACGCTCTCGAGGAGCTCCTACCTCGACGTCACGACGCTCGACGCCGAGGGGACCGGCCTGACCGAGGCCCTCCTCGACGCGGCCGCGCTCGAGGACCGGACGTTCGCGTTCGCGGTCCTCTCGCGCCCCCCGAGCGCGGACGTGTCCTTCCTCGCCTCTTCCCACAAACCGACCACGATCGCGGGCCTCGAATGGGGGATCAACTT